TTGACTAGAACAAGAGGACCAGATCTTTCAAAGGACTTTCATGAGTATATCAGCAGCCAATGGATGTTCTTTGGAAGAAACGCATACCAGATAGCAGAGCAGATAAACAAGGACACACAGCTTATGAGCAAGTACGGAAAGACAACTCCGTCAGGCGTACACTACCATATCAAGCAGATACAGCAGGAGATGGAGAACTCTATATCTGAGGATGCCATGGACACATACATTGGAGAGTTTATCAGGGCTAGACTTGGCTTTGAACAGGATGTCATAGCATTGGAGGAAATAATGGCAGACGAAAAGTCCAAGGGATTTGACAACATGGACAAGGAACTTTATCTAAAGTTTGCAAGAACAAGACATGAGATTAAGCTGGACTCGTTTAAGATGTTACAGGATTCAGCATTACCGTTACAGGTCAAGAAACTAAAGATGGAACGTGCAAAGCTAAGACCTGCAAGACCAATGCCTGAGGTAGAGGACAATGGGGTTAGCGAATAAAAACACGCTACAGATAATATCAAATGCAGCAACAAGAGATACACCGACAGTACCTCTGACATTCTGGTGCAAAAACTCATTGTCTGAATCAGACGAGTGCTGTTTTTGGCATTACATATTTCATCCTTACGGTGGACCAGAACGTGACGGAATATACCACCCATGCTACGACTATGAACAGAAAATACTGGACAAGATGCAGATGCAGGAACCAGAGTCAGAGAGAACAAACCCTTGCAAGTGGTTTGCAGTTTACAAGGCAACTGGATTAGGATTAACGGAATTTGTCTTGCTATGGATAGTATGGAAGTCATTGGTAGATCCCTGGTTCTCAGGAAAGGAGGCAATTATAATTACAGGACCTAACGTTGATCTGGCACAGGATCTTATACTCAGAGCGAAAAGCTTTTTACAGAAGAAAGGTTTAGGATATGTAGATCATGGAGCATACGAAGTCGACATTAACGGAAGCCGAATCAAATGTTATCCCTCGAATAACATCCATTCAGCTAGAGGTAAACCAAAGATTAGTCTCTTTTTTGGAGACGAAGCAGCGTTCTTCAAACTCAGAGATGATTCAGTCGTTAGAACAGTCGGAGAGAGATATATTGGAAAATCAAATAGTTGGGTTATATGGGTATCTACAGCAGGAGAGGAACCGAGAGGCTTTTTTTACGACATTATGCTCGAACCTAACGAAGGTCCAGAAAAGACAATATATGAAAGATTCCATTTTTATGTTGAGGCAGGTCTTAAGACAGATCCGAAAACTAAAACATCTATCTTCTCGCCAGAATATCTAAAAAAGGCTTCACAGGCCAGAAGTTACGAAAGGGAGTATCTTGGTGTATGGGGTAAGAACGTAGGAGACATATTCTCTCCAGAGGGAATAGAGTTATGCTGTGGAACTGAATACGAGTGGACAGTAGATGATGATACTAATGACAGAGTGATTGGAATAGATCCAGGATTCGGATCCTCTGAGTTTGGAATATGTATAATGCAAAAACGAAAGGGAAAGAAATCAGTTATCTATGCAGATGCCTTTGAGAGGGCAAGTTACATTGACATTATCAACAAGGTAAGGCTGCTGTCAGACAAGTTCAAGACAAAGCGTATATTCGTGGACTCTGCATGGCCTGAGGGAATAAGGGATCTCAGAGACAAGTATTACATGAACGTACAGGCTATAGCATTTAATCAGTACGGAGAAAAGATGCTAAACTATGCAGCAAACAACGTGGACTTTGAAAAGGTAGAGATTCATCCGTCATTTAAGAAACTCAAGATGCAACTAATGACAATCAAGTTCAACAAGAAAGGTGGAACCGACAAGACCAAGCAGAATCCGTTTGATCTGGGAGATGCTTTTTTGCTTGCACTATACTACTATAAGATGGGATCAGGAACACTAGCTGGAGTTGGCTAGTTCTTCCTCATAGGTCATACCTTTAACTGTACAATCACACCAATCTCCGTTGCCTTCCATACAGTAGCCTATTCCGTCTACAGAGCCATGCATCAGCATACCATGTCCACAGATAAGACACTCACTTTGCACGTTTTAATCTCAATGTATTTTCTAACTTGTCCTTAACCTTAGAACCAAATCTAGGCAGTTTCCTGTCTTTCTTTTTTGGTTTTGGTTTGCTAAAATCTGCAACAAAAGCCTTGTGATCTCCAACGGTAACAATAGGGGTAATGCCTTTCATCAATGCGACATACAGTACGACATTGGGATCTGAGTTTCTTCTTAGAGAGTTCATACAAAATTCATCAGAATAGTAAGCAGGCCAAGTACATATTTCATATAAATGATTTTCTTGTAATTCATCCAACTGTTCGTTACGAATCATTGGATATACAGGAGCAGGAGTATGAACTGCTAGCATATACTTTCTATAATACGATATTATATATAAACTATATGGTTTTATATCTCAAGTTGGACCAAAATGTGTGGGCTCAGCGAGACTTTACTGACTCTGCACTATATGACCTATCAGGAACGGTATATGACGACAATACACTAACAACGGTAAGAAACATCTCAGCATTTACAGGAACACTCAGACTTATAGACCAGAATGGAGAACTAATTTTCTCCACTCAACAAAACCTTACGTTAAACTCTGATGGAACATTCCTAGTAAAGTTTGGACAGGGTTTGAGTCCTGTAGTACAGGGAACATACAAGATAAGGTTAAGATTAGAAGTTTCAGGAACCAGACTGACCTGTGTGGGTGTAAATGGCTCAGATGAAATCTATTTTGAGTATGATTAACTGTATTTTTACTTCCTTTGATTAACTTTAATGCTATTTTGACTATTGGCAGATATTTTTACAGTAAATAAGACCGTTTCTGGCTCAAATATGCCAGTTTTACCCAAAAATACTCTAGTTAAGGAGAAATATGAGGGTTCTATCAGGGTAATTGAGGCATTTAATCAGAAAAGTGAGGTAAATCAGTCAGATTGGCAAGATGAACTGGCTCCAGACCGACCTTTTGTTGAAACTATCAACGCAATCAACCAAGATCCTAGATTAAATCTGTCAAACGAGACATATATTCAAATGGTCCTAGGAAAAGGACTCAGAGTTACGGCAAAAAAGGAATCCGTAGCAGATATGGTAACAGAATGGTTTGATGAGATTAATTGGGATGAACAACTGGAAGATGCACTATACTCTTATCTCGGATGTGGCAATATGTTCTTTGAACATGATCCTACTTACGGAGAATATGTGGAAGTTCCTGTTACAACAATACAAAGCATTGTAAGAGACAAAAAAGGAAACGTAAAATATTACTTACAACACGTTAACGAACAAGATATCAAATTAAGACCAAATGAGGTAACACAATTCAAACTAACCAACGTATCAAGAGAGGCATTTGGCAGAGGATTACATCATTCAGTATTGTCAACATATACCAATCCAGATACAGGAGAGATATTTGATTCTCCATTGATTCAGATGAAAAAGATGGAGGATGCCATGCCAAAGATATTTGAAGGTCATGCAGATCCGACAGTAATGTTCCACTTTGCTGATGCAGGAGAACAGTTCATCAAGACTCAGGCAGATGCACTAAAGAAGATGAAACATGGATCAAAGATAGTCACAGACAAGGAGTTTGATGTCAAGGTTATCGAGTCAAGTGGAAACAGCAAGTTTGAGGGCTACATAGAGCACATACAAAGAGACTTGTTAGAACCAGGTTCCAAATTCCCATTACAATTCTTCAACGCTGGATTTACTGCCAGAGCAGCATCCGAATCTACTGACTCTGTATTGACAAGAAAGGTAAAAAGAATACAGTCAAGATTGGCAAATCAGATCAAGATGAAAATGGTAATTCCATATCTTAAAAGACAGGGCAAGACTGTAAAATCCAAAGACATACAGATATTCTTTGAAACACCTCAGAAACAGGAGGCAACCATAGCAGATGTTACAACGTCATTCAGAGACAATCTTATCAAAAGATCAGAGGCAAGGAAATGGTTTATCGCAAACTCTAGCATAGACATCAACGAGAATGACATGAAGGATGAAGCACCTATTACAAGTGTCACTCCAACTAACCAATTACAAGATACAAGAGATGAGCCAGAAAACACTTCCATTAAAGACAATGATACTAATGAAAAACTGTTAGAGATGGTCCACCTCAGAGAAGAATTAGACAGAGCAGAAAAGAGAAAGAATACTGAGGAGATATTGAATTTCATAAGAGGTTTGAAAAATGATTAGAATATACACAGATAAACAAACAGATAACGTAATAGAATCTTTAGATCTAGGCAGAGTATCACTAGGAGAGACTGTAAAATATACAATGTATATGAAGAACACAGATACCCAATGGCCTGTCCATAACATCAAAATAGAGAACGCAAATCCTGAACTAAGATTTGAGATACCTGATGTGTTAAAGGCAAACGAGGTCAAAGAAGTGTTTGTTTACTGGACTCCTAAACTAGACAGCAGAGAACCGTTACTAACAAAGTTTGAATTTTCAGGCGACGTATTCATAGGATAATGCCTTATTCGTATCTGAGTTATTCAGATGATTTCATATTAGATACAGCTCCTAAAGTCTATAAACCAGGAAAGAAACTCATATCATTCCCACAGACTCAGCATATACAAGGAACGATAAGGGTAAAAGGAAACACAAGACTTCCACTAGACAAAGAAAAGATAGTTGTAAGGGCAAGTGCATTTGAAAGTACATCACAATTAATATCATACAATGGAATTGTCAATACCGTAGGAGAGGCAACCATAAAAGGTGTAGGATCAAGGAATGTCAAATCAAAGGCTATGATAATAGGATCTAAAATAAATACAGTAAGAGAATCAGTTACAATCAAAGGCAAGAAAGACTATGTAGTAGTCATTAACAAAATACAAGAATTACTAAACTCATAAATACTTCTCTATATCGCTTTAAACAGAAATTACTCATGGCAGAACGCATAGCAGGTATAGCATTGATGCCTAGACAGTCACGTAACGGTGTATATTATGATACAGAAGAATTAAAGAAATTTGACGGTAAAACAGTACCACTAAGGGTAGAACATAACAAAGAAACTCACATAGGCCAAGTAACATTCTCATTTGACGAGGAAAAGAGTCAGGTAAAATATGAAGCAACAGTATTTGACTCTGAATGGCAAAAAACATTAGAGAACGAACAGTATCAGGTATCAATAGGAGCATCAGTATTGGAGCAAAGAACTCTATGTGATGAAATGAAAGCCAAATGTCTCAATGCACCTGTATTGGATGAAATATTAGAATTATCAGTAGTAAGAACACCTGGAATACCAGAATCTACTTTACACGTAGTAGAATCACATAACGCACAGTATATCAAAATATTAAACGAGCAAGAAGTACCTGCTTCATTTGGAGGATTCGTTGATCCTATCAGATTAAGACAGGAAATTACAGATAGCATTAAACAAAAGAATCCTGACCTTGAATCAGATGAGATAGACAGAAAGTCAGGAGAATTACTAGGAACATTAGAAGTTGCATTTATGAGACTAATATCTCCACCTCCACAACTTGAGCCTACTGCACAAGAACCAATAAAAGATGATATTACTTCCAATAAAGACAAAGACAAGAAAACATACATGACAACCGAAATTTCTGAAAAGAAAGTAGAGGAAAAAGTCAAAGTAACCATTGAAACAGATGGCGAAGTAGAAGTAGGTAAAGCAGAAGCAAAAACTGAAGTAGCACCAACAACTGATGCACCAGCAAAAGTTGAAGATGCTAAAGAAGATGTTTCTGACAAAGTTGCCGAAAGAATTGAAAAATCCAATTCAGAAACTCTTAAAGCAGTTATTGAAACTGTCAAAGAGAACTGGAATCCTAAATCAGAAGTTGCAGAATCAACTAACTCAGGTTATGTTGAAGAAGCATATACTGAAGAACAAGGACAAGCCTTCATGGATAAACTCTTTGAAACTGGCTATAATAAATTAGTTCTTGAGAAAGAAGGATGGATCGAATCTCATTCATTCCAAAAACAAACTGGAAATGGAGAGGTCCAAGAAGCAGTTTCTACATCAGGTACAGTACCAGGTGTTAAACAATCTTCAAATATCTCAATTCAATTAGGTAGCAAAACTGCAATTCCTATCAGACAGTATGGTCAATTCCAAGCTGTTCCAACAGGACAAAATACTGCAAGATTCTACAGAATCACAGTACCAGATGCAGGAGCAATTACTGAAAGCCCAACTACCGACATCACAGCAGTTACTCACACCTTAACAGCAATCGACGTAACCTGTAACATCAGAGGATGGAGACAAGTAGTTGAAAAAGCAAATCTTGAGGACTATCCTGCAAGTTTCCTTAACGCAATTAGAGAAACTGCAAGATTAGAAGCAATCAGAGATGAGCACAAACTAATTCTCCAAGACTTAGGTGCATTAGATCACGACTTTGGTGGCGTTACAACAGCTCCTTACCACATTGGTGGTTCTGACGGTGCTGCAACAAGCAACCCAACCGAAGAAGATGCTGATGGGGAATTAGATGAAGATGGATTAACCTTCAGTAAAAGATACCTTGAAGAATTAGGACAAGATACCTCACCAGGTAACTTGATCGCTTTCATCAGCCCAAGAGCTTTTGAATCATTAATTTCTTCAACATCTTTATCCGAATATACCCAAATCGGAAATGCAGGAATTACCAGACTCGGACAAATGGAGAGACTGTATGGTATTGACATAATTGTCACTAACGAACTTCTTTCAGCCAATAACGCATCAAGAAACCTTGTATGTGTTAAAGGTAAATGTTGGGGATTAGCCTCACAAAGAAAGATGGAAATTGAGTTCCAAAAGAATATTGCAGGACAATACTGGGATATTGTATGGACTCATAGAGTTGGTGTAGATATCCTCGATCCAAACACATACGTAATAGTTTCTACAGTAAACGCATAGAACTTTACTTTATTTTTTTTACTTCTTTACTTCCTAATTCCATACATTTTTGTATGGATGTCGAAGGTCGTATATTCGAAAAACTAGACAAGATAGAGGATAGGATAAACGACTTATGTGTAAGACTCTCTGCTATGGAGACAGAATACAATGCTCACATTGAAAGTATGCAAAGAACACAAGACAGTAAATTAAGAAGGAGAGACTACACTTTAGGAATAATGGCAGTAGGATTGACAATAGTAGAGGTTTTTAGATCTCTAGGCATAATATAGACAATAATAGTTATATACTATCAGAGAAAGCAGTTGATATGGCAGGAAATCTTAGATACTATGGATTAGGTGCATACACAGGACTCGTAGCACTATTTGTAGTTCTTGACAAAATCGCATTTGACCAAAACACAGCTATTGCTTTACTAGCACCTGTGGCAGCCGTTATTGGTGCAGATTACTTAAAACACAAAAACAACTCAGAATAAGGGTTATATACCTTATTTTCTTATTTTTTTTATGATAAAATTTCATACCAATCGTATTAACAAAAGATTTGTAAGAAATACAATATGGAATACGTTGTTAAATCTAAAAGTAAACAATATAGGTAGATGGATAGAGAAGTGGGATATTCATGTATGGGATCTTAAAGACACAAACCCTCAGTTCTTTGAACACGTAAAGACAACATCAGGACAAAAGATCAATACAAGTATGCCGTCAGGAGTTACAGGTAAATTCAGAATGGATCTGTATCTTCATGATTCTAGTAATGTGTTCAAGGCAAGAGAAAACAGCGATAGGATAATGCACGAAACCTGTCATGCCATCCTAATAGGAACACCTCACTTTGTATCTGGCGTACATGACAATATCAATAACAGATTTCAGGCAACCTTCTGGTATTGGGATAGATTTAAGTACACAAAATTTACATTATCAATCATTGACATCAGAGCATATCTTTAAAGTAGGCGTAGGAATAAACTACTTTGACGATACCAAAGGTCTGATAAAAATTTTAACCAATGATACTGTATATGACTACATTACCAAATTCTATGTTATTGACGGCCTGTATGCAGGAAGAAATGACAAACAGAAATCAGATCCTACATATCTCAAGGACCTGAAGGACATCTATTCCAAGATACATATCGTGGACATGAATAACAAGACTCAGATTCAAAAGAGAAACAAGTATTGGGAACTTGCAAAGAAAGACAAGATGGACTATATGATAGTATGTGACTCTGATGAGTATATGGACATTAAACCAGACATACTTGACAATTCGTTACGAACTATACAGGACAGACCTGAAAAGTGTTATCCTATAAAACAGCATATGGTAGGAATAACCACAATGAGCAGGCCAAGACTGTTCAAAGGACCATATACATTCAGGCATTTACAAAATGAGAAAGAGAATATCATATCTCATGGTTCTCTATATGACAAGGATGATACAGAGATTATCAACCAGATGTACGCATGGTTCAAGGATCATCCTAAAAGAGAAATCAATAGTGACAATCAGTCAGGCATAGACGGCATAGAGATGTGGCATAACAAGGAATTTAGAACTAAGGAACGAATTATAGCAGACAGAGTGTACTATGACAACACTCCTAATAGATAAAAAAGGGGATTAAAGCCCTATGCTTTGTATTATATAATCAAACTCTTTCTCAAATGTTTGATCTTCTTCCTCCTTGTGTACGGTAATGTTACCGTAATTTGAGGTACTAATTTGTATCAAATTCTCTAAATATTTGTTTGATTGCCTAAACCACTCCAAACCTAAATCGAATTGAAAAATTTGTGACATAAATACTTCTATTGTTTAAAGTCTATATAACTATCATTATGACAAAGTACGGCTCGACTGACGAAATGGAGAAATTGGCTTGGGGAGGAACCAAATCCAGTACACCAGCAACGGTAACGTCAGTTCAGAACACAGTAACAGATGTAATTAATTTGGTATTAAATAGAAATAGTGATTTTTCAACTGTACCTACTGCTATAAGTTCAATAGCAAACCTAGCAGGTTCAGAGATATTAAGAAATTTAGGCAGTAGAACATCATTGAGTACAATGCAAATTTATGATATGGTAAAGGTTCTATTGGGATCTTACATGAATCAAGCACCTCAAGATCAATCCAGATGGGGTAATGTCTGGTACACATGACCGTTACATTTACCAATCTTTCTGGAGCAAGAGAGAATCTTGACAAGACTATTGCAGATTTAATATCTGACAACTGGACAGCAAGCAACATTACAGGATCAATAACTCCATACTTTGCATCAGATACGGATGAACCTGATCAACTGGCCAGACCTGACGGATCATTTGTAAATGAAGTCAGAGTAAACTATTCGTCAAGAACAAAATATGACGGAGAGGATTTTGAAGTTAACGGAGATGATAAGCACGCTTGGGTATGTACTTGTTTCATAGAAATTCAAGGGGAATCACTAAAGATTCTATTAGAGATGGAAGATGAGATTCATAGAATCCTATGGGAGAACAGACCAAATGGATCAACCAGGTTAAACAAGAGTACAGGAGCAGCATCAGAGGTCGCTTTCTTTGAGGAAGCAGAACCAGAGTTTGAACGATTGGAACCAGATGATGAGGTGGACCAGACACCTACTTCACAAGCAGAACTCAAAATGGTCTACTTTAAGATCAAAACTTAATACTTCTTTATATCAAATTTTATGGTAAAGATAATATGGTTTCAGCACATAACGTTACAACAAAAAGAGATATAGTTAAAGAATTACAATTTATCACAGAAGGCAACTCAGTTACTAGCCCTGCATTATACGGTGTAACACCAAACTCATCAACATTTGCCCTAGTAGGAAACAATACAGAAATTAACATTCAACCAGACGTTCAGCATATGGATGTCTCAGTATTAGGATCTGAAGATGTCATTGATGCAGTAAAGACACAATCATTATATGCATTTACACTTAGAAACAATCCAGTAGACTTGACACTATGGAAATATCTATGGAATAGTTCAGGAACAGGAGCAACAAGTCCAGACAGTTCACTATCATTCACATACTCATTTAACCTAGACGGAACAGAATATTATCAACATATGAGAGGTTGCAGACCAACATCAGGAACTCTATCAGTATCAAGAGGTATGTGGGATCAAAGTATGACATTTATCGCAAAAGACATTACAGTACCAGCAACATCAACTGGCGACGGTGGAACACCTGTTTATCAATCTTCAGAAACAACATCATCTCCAGTAGTACACTCTGACGGTGGAGGAAGTCCTTTCACTTGGAATAGTGTAACATATGGAGAACGTTCATTCTCAACTACCGTAAACAGAAACATGGCAGTTATGGCAGTAAACGGAGAAAATGACATTACTTATACAAAAGCAACAGATAGAGGAATTACATTTACATCAGACGTATTCTCTGGAACAGACAGTAATGAAACTACAATGTACACAGACTATGAAGCCAAAACTGCAAGAGCAGCAAGTTACAAATTCAAATCTTCTGGAACTATAACCTTGACATATGCTAACGCTATCATCACAGACTATTCACATACTCATGCAGCAGGTTCAGCAGATGCACTCATTGAATCCATTACCTGTAGAGCAGAATCCTGTACTAATCTATAAGTTTAAATACTAAAAATTTAAACGAATTATATGGTATTTTTAGACATTAATAAAAAGGTTTGGATTATTAAAGACTTGGAGATTCCTGTCATAGAAGATACACCTATGAAGGAAATGAAATGGTTTAGAAACAAAGTGAAATGGGCTGCCGAGAGAGAGGAGAAAGGAGATATTACACAAACACAAGCATTGTCAGCAGATGATGAATGGTGGGAAAAAACCTGTCAAGTTGGACTAGGCAAATCAATGGAGGACATACTAGATACAGGAATATCTGAACCTGACTTTAGAGAGTTAATGGCTGAGGTGTACACTTTTTTAGCGAATCTTGGAACGATAGAAAAAGCCAAGCTGTACGCTTTGTACGATCCAGAGATCCTAAAGAGAGAGAACAAGCCTACAGAGACTACCCAGAACTCAAAGAGTTAGTACCAATCATATCCCTAGTAAAAGGTGGATTTGGTTCTTGGACCGAAATATATGAGTTAAAAGAAAAGTTAGGTATGGAGAAACTATTAGAGATACAGAATATACTTTCCATATTGCAGCAAGAGGAAGAATTAGATAATGGCCATAGAGGTTAAAGGATTAAAGGAGATACAAAGCAAATTTAATCAGTTTCAATTCAGAGGTAAAAATATCAAATACAGATTCTTAGAAATGATAGGAGTAGAATCACTAGAATTACTTAAAATGAATACTCCAGTTGATACAGGAGCATTAAGAGAGGGATGGATATTACAACAAAGTGAGAATGAAATAACCATTAGTAATGATCAACAGGACCTTATATCATTTATTACAATGGGTACTATACGTCACATTCCAAACCCATTCATATCTAGGATCAATCATCAAGTAGATAATATGGTTATGGCTAGATTAGAATTAGCATTATCACAACAGATTGAATTTTTTAGAAAACTACCAGGAGGAAAAGGCAGAAAGTTCCAACAGGTAGGAAGAACCTCAGCAGGATTCAAAGGTGGTACATCATTTGCAGGCAGGGCAACTATGGTCAGAGCAGGAACAGGTAGGAGACAGTTAAAGCGTAGATTATCTCTCAGACGTAGAAGAGGTAGATCCGTCAATCCAGCAAGAAAAGATGTTAAAGTAGGTTAATACTTCTCTATATCATTTTTAAGGAAATATACTCATGGCAAGGGATAATGTAACATTTAAG